CCTATATCACCACCACTTACATAATCTGGCAACATTTTATCTAACTGAACAGCGGTAACTGTTTTCATGTTCTTAACTTTGTTAGCAAAAGCTTTCATTGTCTTACTCTTCATCATCTTCTTTGCAATATCTCTACCTTTTGCGGGTTTCTTGGAGAATGCTTCATCTATTGAATGTGCATGAGGTTTATCTTTTGACTTGTGGTGTTCTTTCTTAATTGCATATTTCTTTTGCAATGCTTCCATTTCTTTCTTCTCTTTCTTGAAAGCAGGAGAACCATAAGGTAAGTCCATAAGTTTGTTCATGTGTTGAAGTATTCGAACTCTGATCTTCTCAGGCATTTTAGAATGAAATTCTTTTATTTCTTCTTTTTCAACTTCTGCATTGATCATACTTCCCCAACTCTTTTTCTTGTTTGGGCCATAGGTGTTTAACCATTTAGTAATTACTTCTCTTGCATCTTTATTTTTTGGCATAGCTCCAATCTTATCTGCTAAACCATCATCATCAACATAATTCTGAATTGCTTGTTGTGCATCTTTTGCTTTAAGAGGTTTTGATAATACCTTCTTTAATGCTTGTTGTTTCTTTTTAGTATCGGGAACTGTCATTGTTCCTTCTTGTAAAGGTTTGACTATGATTTCTTCGTTATAAGGGAATCCTTTTAACGGATTTTGGAATACTGAGGAGAAATTCTTTTTTACTTTCTTCTGTTGTTCGTGGAATGCCTTTTCTTGTTCTTTAATGAACGCATCAACATATTGGCCAGGCGTATCTTCTGAGTAAGACATTCTGATCTCATCAGTTCCTACTTCTAATACACCGTTATCTGTTTTATTTCCTGACATAATACTATTTATTGGATTTAAAAGCTGCAACTGCCATCTGAATGATTTTATCTTTAGATTTACCAACAAACTGTGGTGAATCTGAATTTAAAAAATCTTTTATGTAGTCATCTTGTGTTGCATTTTTACCCAATTCCTCTGTTACTTTAAGTCCCAATTTCTTTTGATACCTATTGATTTGTTTTAATAGAGTCTTTTTTTCGTTCTTATTCTTTGTGTTAAGATACTTTTGCATAAGATCAATCATTGCATCAGAATCTACACCTTCTCTTAACCGTGGTTCTTTTCTATTAAAGTTCTGTGATACAATAGAGAGATTGGATTTATCGTTATTCATAGGATTGTTATCCTTGTGATGAACATCCTTTCCTTTAATATCTTTTCTATCCTTTAACGATCTTCGTGCTTCATTCCGTTTAGCTCGTCTTGCAATCTGTTCTTTCTTACCGTGATAATTCTCGTATTCTTTTTTGTAATCTCTTTCTTCTGATTGACTTTTTCTTGCCTTCTCAGATGCTTTTCTATCTGCATCCCTTTGTTTTCTTATTGCATCATCTTCTGTTTCTTTTGCATCAAGACCTGCTTGTCTATCGGTTTCTCTTTCATGACGATCTTTAAGTGCTTCAACTTCTTGTTCGTGTTTATCTTTTTGTTTTTCTATTTCGTCCGCTTGTTTTGCTTTGAGTTGAGCAGCTTCGGCTGCACCTTCCACCAATTCTTTAAATGTGGTTGGATGAGCAGGTTGTTTAAAAGGATACCTTTGTAAAACGACATCTATGTCATCTTCTTGGATTTCTCTAACCTTATCTCTGATTTTTTCTACTTGGGACATAATACTATTTATGTTTTTTCATGATTAACTCTCGTTCTCTCCATAAGATAGCCTTTTTGTTAGATGGGAACTTTGTCGACCATCCTAACATTTTACTATAGAGTGCAGATGCCTTTTTCTTTAAATCTGCATAAGTGTCATCATTTAATATTTCAACAAAATCTGCACCAAACATTGATTTAAAATACTGTGCATTTTTTTGTGCATCTTCCCAGTCCTTTTGAACTATTTTTTCGGGAAGTTTTCTTGCTCTTTCTTGATTTCTTGCTTGTGCATTTGCAAGGGAAGTTCTTACATAAATCATTTTAGATTCGTATCCAAGATAATCCAAGTTGCTTCTATAGGCCTTAATCTTGGATGCTTTTGCACTGGTAGTGTCAAAGATTAAACCAAGTCTACCTTGGATATAACCATCTAGACCTTTACCTGTTAATCTCTTTGCCTTCTTACGAATAGGGTCTCTAATCTGTGCATCCATTGTTCTCATATCTAAAGATAATCCTGCTTTCTTTAATCCAGCTTCAAATGCAGAATCAGTATTAACTAATTTAAGTCCTAATGCTTTTAATGCAAGTTGTTTGACTACTGCAGATTTGCCACTGCCTGGCCCACCCATTAAAAAGACTGCCTTAAAGATTCCCGAATCATAAACACCTTCTGTTATTAAATCTTCATAAATGTAATCAGGGATATTTTCTTCACGAATACCCATTCCTTTACGAACATTTTTCCATAGACCTTCGGCATCTCTTTTATTTCTAGATGGAACACCTTTTGAAAATTCATCGAAATCACCCTTATCTGCAAACATTCTCATTTTTGATGCACTCATTCCACTGACATCATCTGCATCAGGATCGCGTTCACCTGCTGAGATAACCTCTATTTTTGTAAAATTGTAGTGTCCATGTCTTCCGTATTTACCATTGTAAGTGTTAATAAGTTTATCAAACTCTAAAACTCTGTCTGAACCTACAATCATACGGATATGAGTATATCCTTTATCGTATAAATCTGTAACAATATCAAATATTGTTCTTGCAGTAGTGTCAACAACTGTCACTTTTTTAAAGAATTTGCGTAGCCATTTAATCTTGTCTTTATATGAGAGAGGGTCTTTTGTTGGGTTTTGTGTATGTGAGGTATAGAGAACAGGTTTGTATCCACCTTTAGTTGCTCTGAGTAGTTTATCAACGAGTTTTCCATGTCCGACTGTTGGTGGATTGAATCTACCAAAAGTAAACACTGCACCTTTATCTTTTCCTTCGGTTAAGAATTTACTAAATTGTTTCATGAAAAACTACTTCCACAACTACAAGACGCGTTTGCATCAGGGTTTTTAATTTTAAATGCTGAATTGAATGTCTTTTCTTCATAATCTATTTCTACATTTGATAGATACATGTAACTAACAGGGTCTACTGCTAATTTAATTGTCTCTTCTATAACATGATCATCCTCTGCAATTTCAGTTATTGGAGAAACTCCAAATCTATATTGAAATCCATGACAACCACCACCTTCGACAGCCAACCTGACTATATCTGTAGGTTCTAAAAACTCTTTAAGTTTTGTTATTGCACTTTCTGTTATAGTTATCATTTATCCCATGCCTTAGCTGCAGTGAAGTTATTATATGCAAACTCCATTCTGTCTACGAGTTTAACTGCTTTACCTGATTGTAAGTTTATTGCAACATATCCCTCAGGATTTACTGCAACAAAACCATTATCAGTTTTCTTGAATGTTCCAATTCCCTTTACTCTATTTAGGGCAACGATAATAATCTGTTTTGCACTGACAATATGTGATTGAAAAACTGTTAAATTTGTTAAGAACTTTTTAAGACCTCTCAGATCATTATAAATCTGTTCACCGATCTCTTGTTTAATTTCTTTTGTCTTCTGCATCTTAACCTTTGCAACTACCTTATCTGCCCAATAAGATTCAAAGTGTTGAAGATAACCATCTGCTGTGGGTTTAAAACTACCACCTCTAATTTGTGAATTGATATATGTTTTATATGATGCACCAGCTCCTTTTGCATTTATCGTATTTTGAAGGTCTCTAAACTTACCTAAGTCTTTTGCAGTGATACCATGGAATGCTTTACCCACTGTCGATAACTCTTGAGTCAATTTAAGTGTCTCTTTTGCAGTCATAGATGCGTTTCCACTCATATCTTTATATGTTGCATCATCAACCCAAACGGATGAACTGTGTCCTAGATTTTTAATGTTTGCACCAAATGAAGCAGATAATCCATCGATTGTTGACCCACTGTAAGTAGTGTGAAAGACTATCCCAAATGATGCAGCTGCAATTTCTTTACCCAATGATGAGTTAACATCAACTGCATAGAAAATAGTGTTAGGTTGGAAAGTGACACAACTAATACCGTCTATCTTTTTCATTTTCTTATCACTCTTGGTGAACATTAAGTCCCCTTGAAGGATTTTATTAAAAGATAGTTTTGAAAGGTATTTGAATGCTTCTAAGAATTTAGTTTCAAGATCACCACTTAACTCTTTTGCATCTTTGATTTGTTGTTCTGAGGTATAGAAGAGTGCGCCACCCTTATTGAATAGGGATTTTTTTGCAACAAAGAATTGGTTAGTTTCGGGATGTTTACCAGCCCAAATGGCAGGAGCTCCATCCCATTTAACCGTCATGTTGACTTTATCGTTGGTTCTACCCTTCAACATATCTCTAAGACCTTGAAGGAAGAATATAGACCCACGACCACCATCAATTCCTTGATTGATGATTTCGTCTTCTAAATGTTCTAAATGTAAATTTTTCGCTGCCATAATAGTAGATTATACACGCCTTTAATGTATCTGTCTACTATTTATGATTTTAACTAATTATAAAGGTTGATGATTGGATTGTGCGTGTGTTCCCGCTTCTTTCTCTTCCACTTCTACCTTTTGTGCTGTGACTCTAGTAATTTCTGCATTAATTTCAGTCTGTGCCGTAGTAAATGTGGCCAGTCTTGCAGCTATATGTGCATCAACTGCTGCCTGATCTGCACCCCAAGTCTCATAACTTCCTACTTCTTCATCCCTTGCCTCAGCAAATTCTGAATCATTCTTATTAGTAGAATTAGTAAGTGCTGTAGACAATTCTTCTTTTGTTGTTCCAGCAGGTAAGTTTGTGAAAAAGGTTACTAATCCATCAAGTTGTGTTTTAGTCGTGTTCAATGTCACTAAATCGTCTGTGAATTGTTGGATTTCTGTTGCCCATGCTCCCATTTGTATTTCCCCTAAATTGTGTGGTAATACTGTTATTTATGTTTTTGAGAGTGGTCGAGAGTGCAAATCAGTATCTAATTTTTGCATTTTTTTACTGATTGTTTTAACTTGATCTTGATCTTCTTTTAGTTTTGCATTGCGTAAGGCTTTTTTTAACTCGACTTTACGAGTTATTATATCAATAACTTCATTACCTTTTAAATTTCTACCCATTGTAATACCAAAATCATAATGT